GGTTCTTGACCACAGACGTTCCTAACGGCATGAAGCACTTTGTTCGTTCACCCTTGGCTAACTCCATGGACGGCGACTTCGACACTGGTAACGTTCGTTACAAGTCTCGCGAGCGTTATTCATTCGGCTGGTCAGATCCATTGGGTATGTACGGCTCTGCTGGTGCTTAATCAGCAGCAAAAAAAGGGGGGGCTTCGGCTCCCTTTTTTGTTGCATAAGACTTATCGTAGTGGTATAAACATATTAATCCGGGCTTTCCGGTGCATTAAACAGTCCCGGCTGACGACATACCGATTAATGCACTTCACTTGTATGTAAGGAAATATCATGGCATTGACCACATTCCAAGGCCCAGTACGTTCATTGGGCGGATTCTATTCACAAGGCCCAGCAACTGTTGTTGACATCACATCCAGCACCACATTGAGCCCCACATCACACGCTGGCCGCATTTTGGCTGTTGGTGGCACATTGGCCGCTAACCTGACGCTGACATTGCCTGCGATTAATACATCGGCTAACCCAGTTTCTTCTGGCCCTGGCCAAGACCCCAACACCCTCAATAACGAAGGTGTGACATACACAATCTGGGTGCCTACAACTATTGCTACCAGCTCATTGAAGATTGGTACAAACGGCACTGACAAGTTTGTTGGCTCTTTGTTGTCTGTTGATACAGATACATCTGGCGCTATGGTTGGCTTCACAGCTGCATCTACAAACGACTTCATTAACTTGAACGGCGGCACTACTGGTGGCGTTGCTGGTACATGGATCCAGATCGTTGCAATCGCAGCTAACAAGTACATGGTGACCGGCGTTATTCTGGGCACTGGTGTAGTGGCTACACCGTTTGCAGACTCCTAATCAACCCAAGGGGCTTCGGCCCCGTTTTTAAAGGAGATTGATTATGTCAATGCAATATGACGTTAAATCGGCGCATACAAACCAATCTGGTTTTTTGTATGTTGGCCGTACTCGTCTAAAAGGATTCCTGGCTGTTTCTAGTGCCACAGCTGGTACTGTAAACGTCTGGGATGTAACAACAGCTCCGACAGCGGCAACTTATGCTCGCTCTGGAACAACGGTCACCGTTACTCTGGCTGCCCATGGTTTGACCACCGGCCAAATTATTGGTTTGACATTTGCGCCAGCATCCGGAACATCTGCAACCAACGGCAACTATGTTGTGACTGTTTTGACGTCCAGCACTTACACAGTGACAGACATTAATTCAGGAACTATTATTGCTGGCACGGCTTGTACACAAGGCACTCGCTGGTTGACTTCATTTGATACATCGGCTGTTACTACTTCAGGTACAGCCCAGACTGTTTATGCGTTAATTCCTGGTGAGGGAATGCTGGCCAACAATGGCTTGTATGCCCAAATGACAAACCAAGATAGTTTTACGGTGTTCTATGGCTGAAGCAAAACAAGCGGTTCTGTCTGGGCGTAAGCTATTCATAGCTATCCCAGCGTATGACGGCAAGATCAATATCAAGACTGCGTACAACCTTGCGGCGTTAATGCCCAAGGCTATGCAGTTTGGTGTTGCCGTTAATATGGGCGATGTGTCTGGGTGCTCAATCATCACTATGGCTAGAAACCAATTGGTGCATGAGTTCCTTAAGTCAGATTGCACAGAGCTGCTGTTTGTTGATTCTGATGTGATTGCCACACCAGATGACATCCTGAGACTGATGGCCCAGAGCCAAGGCAAAGACATTACGGCTGGTGCCTACCCCCGTAGAGCCAAAGACCGCTACTTCTTTGCTGATCTGTATTTTGATGAGAACAAAGACTTAGAGTTTGATGGTTCTCTGATGCGCGTAGAGCGCGTAGGCACTGGCTTCATGTTGATCCAGCGTCATGTCCTAGAGGATATGGTTAAAGCCAATCCACAGTGGTCATACGAATTTAAGGACGAGCAAATTACTGCGCTGTTTGACTTTGACATCAAAGATGGAAAGTATGTAGGCGAGGACTATTTGTTTTGTGACCGAGCTCGAGAGCACGGATATAAGATTTACATCGATGTGGACATTAGTTTGCCGCACGTTGGAACAGATACGTTTGAAAACAACTTCCGAGAAGAGGTCGTGATTCCTCTTCTTGAAGCAGTCCGTAAGTCCAAACTGAAAGTAGCAAATGGCTAAGAGTCCAGCATGGCAGAGAAAAGAAGGAAAGAGTCCGACTGGTGGGTTGAATGCCAAGGGTCGCGCCTCCGCGAAAAAGCAAGGCATGAACTTGAAGCCTCCCCAGCCAGAAGGCGGCTCCCGCAAAGACTCTTTCTGTGCGAGGATGGAAGGCATGAAGAAGAAGCTGACCAGCGAAAAGACAGCCAAAGATCCAGATTCAAGGATCAATAAAGCATTGAGGAAGTGGAAATGCTAGATCTGAGTGTTGTTTGGTCGGCCATATTAACGCTGTTAATATCGATTTTGGGCTACGTCATGAACGAAAAGTTTCGTGAGCTGGCTCGCATTAGCATCTTGCTCAACAAAACCCGTGAGGAGGTTGCCCGTGATAACGTTACTCAAGCAGAAGTTGACCGCATTACAACTCACATTGACCAGCGTTTTAACAGGCTGGAAGAAAAGATTGACCAGCTTATTCGGCAAAAAGGATAATGATGCCGAGCGTAAGTAAGAAACAACACAATTTCATGGCTGCGATTGCACATTCGCCATCGTTTGCTAAGAAAGCAGGAGTACCCCAGTCTGTGGGGAAAGAGTTCAACAAGGCCGATAAAGGTCTTAAATTTTCCAAAGGTGGCGAAATGAAACACGAAGACGTAAAGATGGATAAAGCCATGATGCAGAAGGCCGTGAACAAACACGAAGGTCGTTTGCACAAGGGTCAGACTATGACTAAGTTGGCTAAAGGCGGTACAGCTTCTAGCCGCGCTGATGGTTGCGCTACTAAGGGCAAAACCAAAGGCACGATGGTAAAGATGGCCGGCGGCGGCTACTGCTAAGGAGAACACCATGGGTATTCTTGATCGATTGATGGGTAAAAGCGAAGCTGGTGCTGGCCGTGGGTTTGTTAACCCTAAGACAGTGGCAGAGATGAATGACGAAGAGCGCAGCCCAGCTGAACGCGAAGCTCGTCAGATGATGAAAGACCGCAAGGCAGCCAAAAAAGCCGAAGCAGCTTACGATAAAGCTATGCCTAGCCCATACAAAGGCGGCGGCAAAGTTTCATCTGCTTCATCACGCGCTGATGGCTGCTGCACCAAAGGCAAAACACGCGGGAAGATGGTGTAATCATGATGGGCAGCCGTGGGATGGGAGCCATTCGTGCTACAAAGATGCCAAAGGGCGTCCGTAAAGCACGGCGTGATGACACTGACTTTACAGAATACGCTGAAGGTGGAGCTGTTGGCTTATATGCCAACATCAATGCAAAGCGTAAACGTATAGCTGCAGGATCCAAAGAGAAGATGCGCAAGCCTGGCTCTAAGGGTGCACCCACAGCTCAAGCATTCATTAACTCTGCTAAGACGGCGAAAAAATGACCACAACAGGAACCACAGCCTTTAATCTTGAGTTCACTGAGCTTGCTGAAGAGGCGTGGGAGAGAGCTGGCCGTGAGATGCGTACAGGTTATGACCTACGCACAGCGCGCCGTTCTCTCAACCTGATGACCATTGAGTGGGCTAATCGTGGCATCAATATGTGGACTATTGAAACGGGGACTATCACCCTGACTCAAGGTCTAAACACATATGCGCTTCCCACAGATACGATTGACTTGTTGGATCACGTTATCCGCACACAAGCCAATAACGCTGCAACCCAGGCCGACTTGAGTATTACCCGTATTAGTGTTTCTACATATGCGACTATTCCCAATAAGTTGGTTCAGGGCCGTCCTATCCAAGTTTGGATCCAGCGCCTTTCCGGTGAAACAAATCCGACAGCTTCTACGCTTGACGGATCCATCAGCTCCACAGACACAACGATCACGCTTGACTCGGTGGATGGGTTAGCTGGCGCTGGTTTTATTCGCATTGGTACAGAAGACATCTACTACACCTACATCAGTGGCTTAACACTAGGTGGCGTATTCCGTGGCCAGAACAACACAACAGCTGCCGCACATACTGATGGCGATGCTATCTTTGTGCCCCAGCTGCCGGCTATCACAGTGTGGCCAACACCAGACGGCTCTCAGCAATACCAGTTTGTGTACTACAGAATGCGCCGCATCCAAGACACTGGCGCTGGTATACAGACTTCTGACATGAACTTCCGATTCTTGCCAGCTGTGGCTGCAGGATTGGCTTACTACATTGCCATGAAGGTGCCTGAGTTACAAGCCCGCCTGGATATGCTTAAAGCCGTTTATGACGAGCAATACAAGCTTGCCGCACAGGAAGACCGCGAGAAGGCCACATTAAGGCTGGTGCCTCGTATTGCATTTATTGGTGGTGGTTCTTAATGTCTACGCCGTTTGCATCAGGCAAATATGCCATTGCCGAATGTGATCGGTGTGGTATGCAATTTAAGCTGAAGCAGCTAAAGATGGAGGTCATCAAGACCAAGCTGTATCAACTTAAAGTGTGTGAAGATTGCTGGGATCCAGATCAGCCGCAGCTGCAGCTTGGTATGTATCCCGTATACGATCCCCAAGCCTTGTATCAGCCACGGCCAGACACAACGTATGTGACTTCTGGTTTGAATGCTGCAGGCAATCTAAGCGGTGGTTCGCGGGATATTCAGTGGGGCTGGTACCCAGTAGGTGGTTCGAGTGAATATGATGCATATTTGACGCCAAACTACTTGGTGGGAACGGCAGAAGTTGGTACAGTTACGATAACAGTTTCATAGGAGCTAAACATGGCATACACAAGATCAGCAGACGGCATCGCCCAAAAGGGTAAGACCGAAGGCAAGAACCTGGGCAACAGTGGCCCTAAGTCTAAAATCCAAACAGGCCCAAAGAGTGGTTCTGTTGGTAAGCGCAACATTGACATGAAAACAATGGGCCGTGGTTTGGCCAAAATTGCAGCACAGAAGCGAGGCTAATATGGCTACATACAGCAAAAAAATGATGGGCAAAGAAGTTGGTAATGCCAAGGTCTATGCCAAGCCGCATACCATGACTGGTAAGGCTGTTAAGGCTAAAGAGAACCCAGGTTCTGGCCCCAACATGAGCCGCGCAGAGAATGATGACATGAGTGTTGGTAACATCAGCAAGATGGCTGGTGGTGCTCCTAAGACGTCTGGCATTAAAATTCGCGGCACTGGTGCAGCTACAAAAGGCTTGATGGCTCGCGGCCCAATGGCTTAAGGTTTAACCTATGACAATGACATACGCCCAACTTGTTACTGCTGTACAGGATTACACGCAGAACACGTTTGACACAACGACCATCGATACGATGATCAAGCAGGCGGAGCAGCGCATCTACAACACGGTGCAGATTGCCAACTTGCGTAAGAACGTGACGGGCGTTTTGTCTCTTGGCAACAAGTATCTTGAGTGTCCGGGGGACTTTTTGTCCACCTACAGTCTGGCCATATATCCGTATAACGCAACAACTGCGACTGGTACATCAGGCCAGAAGACTATTGTTGTGGCTAGTGCGACTGGTATTGCTGTTGGCCAGCAAGTCACTGGTACCAACATTGGTTACAGCGCCAAGGTTCGCAGCATCAATGGCACGACAGTAACGTTGACTGTGGCCAATACGGGCACGATAAACGGCGCTGTGGTGTTCCAGGGTGACTATCTGTACTTGCTTAACAAGGATGTCAACTTCATGCGTGAAGCATATCCTTTGAGCGCAGAGCTATCTGAGCCACGGCACTATGCCATCTTTGGCCCGCAGTCTGGAAACGTTAATGAGCTGGCGTTCATTCTTGGCCCTACGCCAGACAAAAACTATTACGCAGAGCTGCATTACTACTATTACCCAGAGTCTATTGTGACCGCCTTGACCACATGGCTGGGTGATAACTTTGACTCAGCTTTGTTGTACGGCACTTTGTGTGAGGCTGGGACATACATGAAGAGCGCACCTGAAGATGGTATGTACAAGATGTACCAAGAACGGTACGTCCAGGCTATGGCTCTGCTCAAGAACTTGGGTGATGGCAAACAACGTGCTGACGCATACCGCGATGGCCAAGTTAGGGTTTCAGTCTCATGAGTATTGTTCAAACCCAAACCACAAGCTTCAAGACAGAGCTGTACCAAGGCGTCCACGATCTCACGACAGACGAGATCAGGATTGCTTTGTACACGGCCAGCGCCGATCTCAACGAAGCCACTACCGTTTACTCATCAATCAATGAGGTGGTGGCTACTGGCTACTCGGCTGGCGGTGAGATTCTGACGCCAATCACTGTTAATTCCTCTGGGTTTACGGCTTACGTTGGATTCCCTAATGTGTCTTGGTCTGCTGCTTTGACGGCCAGATGCGCTTTGATCTACAACGTAACCCAAGGCAACAAATCCGTGGCCGTTTTAGATTTTGGTTCTGACAAGACATCAACAACAACTTTTACCATCACGATGCCTGCCAACACTCCGTCAGCAGCATTGATCCGTTCTTCTAATTAAGGAGCTTCCCTATGACCATGGACAAAATCACCGCGACAGACAAAGTGGAAGCGGTTACTAAATACAACTCGCAGCCTGAAGATCAAATGACGATCCATGGCTACTACACTGCTGTTTGCTACAGCGCGGATGGCTTTGTTAAATGGTCTGATGACATTGATAACTTGGTGACCACGGTTGGCAAGAACTTTACCCTGGACACCACGCTTGGTAATACCGCTGGCGGCGCTGTTGTAATGGGCTTGAAGGGTACTGGTACAGCTGTGGCTGCGGATACCCAGTCATCACACGCTTCATGGCTTGAAGTTGGCGGTACCAATGCTCCTTCGTATTCTGGCAATCGTCCTACACCATCGTTTAGCGCAGCTTCTTCAGGCAGCAAGGCTACATCTTCATCTGTGTCGTTCTCCATGACCAGCACTGGAACAGTGGCTGGCTGCTTCATCAACATTGGTGGCAGCTCTACAAAAGACGATACGACTGGCACATTGTTCTCAGCTGGTGACTTCTCAAGCTCTAAAGCTGTGGTTAATGGCGACACAATCGCTGTTACTTACACTGCTACATTGACATAACATGGCGAACGGTTGGGGTGATAATACTTGGGGCGATCTTGGATGGGGTGGTATCACCGCTTACTCCGAGGACGTCACTGAGACTCTTGCCATAACCGAAGCCCAGACAGCTGCCGCTACTTTTCCTGTTTTTGTAACTGAGACTGCGGCTGCATCAGAATCCCAGTCTATTGCATTGACTATGAATGTCAGTGCATCGGACTCAGTGGCCATCCAAGACACTGTGGCGGCCACTACAGCATACACGGCGTCTGTAAGTGATACAGCTGCCATAGACAACACCCAGTCTGCATCTGCCACGTTTGCTGCTTCTGTTACAGAAGAGGCATCTATAACAGAGTTACAGATGGCGGTTGCTACGTTCTTGGGAAGTGTTACAGAATCGATTGCAATAGCAGAGGCGTCTGTTGCCACGCTGATCATGACCATTGAAGAGACGATGGCCATAGATGACAGCACGGTGGTTGGCACTTATTACACGCAAGACATCCAAGAAACTTTAGTCTTTACAGAAACTCAGACAGCAATAACGGCTTACCACGAAACTCGTACTGAAACGATGGCAATTACGTCCAGCGAATCAGGTCGATATTTATGGGAAGATATTGATGACACAGAGTCTGCAAACTGGCAAAATATCAGCAATCCGCAGACACCGGGCTGGAGTGCTGTTGACACCACAGAATCACCCGGCTGGACGCAAATCTCTACACAGTAGGAGCTATAGATGGCAAATACATCACTTATCGGTTTAACCCTACCGGCGACAGGCACGTTGTCTGGCCAATGGGGTGCCACTATCAACAATGCCATTTCAGAAATTATTGACGTTGCGGTAGCGGGTACACAGACAATCTCCACAGACGCCGACATTACTCTGACGGTTACCACTGGTACATACGCAACGACAGGCTTGACTGGCAATAGCTCGCAGTACGCTGTGATCTTGTGGACAGCTTCCGGTACGACTACTCGGACTATTACCGTTCCAGCCCAGTCTAAGACTTATGTTGTCATCAACAAAACTGGTGGCACTCAGTCAATCATTATCAAGGGTGCTGGTACATCATCACCAAACAATGGCGTGACTGTTGCTGCTGGTACTAAAGCTCTTGTGGCCTGGAATGGCTCTGACTTTGTGAGTGTTGGTGGCGGAGCTGGTGGCATCTCTTATGTTTCCAAGACGTCAAACTACACCACTCAAAATGGTGAAGGCGTTCTGGCCAATACGACCAGCGG